GTTGGCATCGACTAGTACGGTTGCTGGATATAATATTTATCGAGGGACTGTAAGTGGTGGACCCTACACCAAGATTAGTCCAGCAACTCCGGTTTCGGCGGTGACCTACACGGACACATTCGTCCCAAAGGGTAGGTTCGTGGATATACTCGATGGACTGGCGTATATGCCACAACTCATTAACGACCGCATACTACGCGAATGGGACCATCAACGACTCGGCCAAGGCGACGGTCGCATCTTATCTGACAATCGTTACAGACTGCAATATGACGTTTCGTCGGGCGGCTGTCAATGTACACAACTCCGGTGCGGCAGGAGCGACGGCTTTCCTTCCAATAGCCAATAGTTTTGTTTCCTGCGCGCAGAATTCAGCTCCGGTAATTGGGAACATTGTGGTTCAGAACTATCTCAAGGCCGTCGAGACTGCTATCAATGGTATCGGTCTTGCGGTTCAGAGCGCGAAAGGAGCAAAGTAATGGACCCTAATGTCGCAGTCTCACTTGCACTTACTGTTGTAGACGAAGCCATTGCGATGATTAAGTGGATTAAGGGACAAGCTGGTATGACGACCGACCAGATCGTCGCTGCAGCTGACGCTCAGGATTTGAAGAACAAAGACGATATCAAGGCTCTTTTGGCTCTTTAATCGAAGATGGCCGAACAACTCATTGTCGCGAAACTCTCCACGGAGAAGGACGAGGCTCTTCGTAAGTATTTGAAGAAGCGCGTTCGTGAGCTTAAGGATTCGATGAAGGAGCTCTACGAAGAGAAGGTCGTAAAGTGGAGAGCGGCGTATGAAGCACGGCCTCGTGAGGAGCAACGACAGTTCCCGTTCCAGAATGCTTCGAATCTTGTCATTCCGCTCATCGCGATTCATACTGACACTCTCCACGCTCAGATAATGGCCGGTATCTTCAAAACCGATCCTATTGTCTATGCTAAAGTCTTAGGCGACTTCGGGACCGAGTCAGACAAGCTCAAGGAAGCCTACGAAGAGTATATGCAGTATGTCTGTTTGGAGCCTGAAGAGCTGGACCTTTACCGGGTTTACAACGAAGGCTACCGTGAGTGTATCAAGTATGGGATGATTACATTCAAAACGCCATGGGAAAACAAAACACGCGACTTTCTTATCCCAGGCGGTGACGGAACTGGGAAGCCACGCGATTTCCTCAATAAGACTATCTACGAAGGCCCGCGGCCAGAGAAACTTCCGTTCAGTGGCTTTTACTTCCCGATTGCGGCGAAGCGTCTTGAGGATATGGATATCAAAATCCACAAGCGTATTATGACTCGTTACGAGATTGAAGAACGAAAGTTCTCCGACGTTTACAGTCGTACTACCGTCGAGGAAGTTTTGAAGGTTCCGGATCGGACCTTCGCAACCAACGAGCAGACAGAGAAAGAAGAGACACTCGGAGCCAAGACTATAGGTTCATACGGTCACGAAGAGTGGGACATTTGGGAATGTTACGTCACGTGGCGTTACAACGACGAAAGCTTCGCTCCTCGTTTGATAGCGACGTATCACGAAAAGAGCGACAAGCTTCTACGTGTTGTCTACGACAACTTTCAAAAAGAATGGTTCGTCGGCGCGCGCATGGCTCATCGCGACGATATGTATCCGGGCTACGGCTTCGCCGAGATGCTTTGGATGTTCCAGGAGGGCGCCTCTGAAACCTATAATGGCTACCGCGATAACCAAACTGTCGCAAACACTCGCGTATGGCGTGTACATCCTGACTCTAAACTGCATCAAGGCTATCGTATTTACCCATCAGCGATGTTGCCTGCTGACGAAGGTGAAATCGAAGCCTTGGCTCACGGCGATGTTAGTCAAATTAACCTCGATGAGCTTCGTATGCTGCTCGAACTCGCGGAGCGGCGCTCGGGAGTAAGTCCGCCTCAACAAGGTATGGGAGCGGGAGCTCCGGGGAAGCGTGGTATCTACTCTGCGATGGGTACTCTCTCGGTGATGCAGGAAGGCAACTCACGCAAGGACTTGAACATCTCTGATATGCGCGACTCCCATACTCGATTGATGAGGCTTGTTACTTATCAGTATGGCGTTTTTGGCGAAGGAAGCAAGTTCCACGAAGCACGACTGAAACTCTTTGGAGCGAAGGCGGCTAGTATCAAAGATGCAATCACGGCGATAACTCGTAAGGAAATTGGCCTTCCTTGTTACTCTTCGACCGCGTCTGTAAACAAAGAGGTTGAGAAGCAAAATGATGTAATGCTTAGCCAAATAATGGCTCGCCATTACCAAATGGTCGCGAGCTTGCTCGGTTCGATGCAGAATGTAATGACGCCACCGCAGGTTCAGAGCTACTTCAAGGAAGTCATCGTCGCGTCGAACCTACTCATGAAGAAGATTCTCAAGAACTTTGGTCACGAAGAGGTAGATAGACTCGTCCCCGATCCAATGAAACAACAACCCGGAGGTCAAGGTGGGAATCAATCAGCTTCTGGCACGCAGCCCCAACCAGACTCTAACGTGGCTGGAGGCGGCGGAGGCCAGAGACTTCAATGAGATGCTTCGAGAGTGGACGGACAGGGATTATCAAATTCTTCGAACGTCGGATGACGAGAAGGAGCTTTTCCGTGCTCAGGGAGCTTTGAGGATTTTGGGTCAAATAATCGAGCTTCCAGCTATGATTCGTGAGTACCTACACGATATAACAACTGGAAAACGAAAGAAGATAGAGGAGGTTCAAAGTGGGATGGTTGGACTCAATAAACGCAAAGAAGAAGGATAAAGTACCGGAGCGTTTCAAGGACAAGTCTGAAGACGACATTCTTGCAATGATGGACGCGGCTGATAAAGCCTCAACTCGTGTGACTGAGCTTGAAGCTGAGCGTGTCAAAGACACAGAGAGAGTCACGGCGATTCAAACGGAGTTCGAAGCCGTTAAGACACGTCTCGCAGCCGCGGAAGCGAATCGTAATGCGAATCCGAACGGCAGTGACAATAACAACAACGAGCTTGCTAACTTCGTTGAGGAGCCAGACAAAGCTTTTGGGCAGCGTGTTGCACCTGTCGCTAACATCGCGATTCAAACCGCTGCTATGACAGCAAGAATGCTCGCGCAGCAACAACTCAATAATGCTGACCTCGCCTCCAACAGCAAAACGATGGACGGGCGGTTGTTTCAGCATTGGGGAGCTGAGATGGATGCTGAAGCAAAGAAGTACCAAACTATCCAACTCACGACACCACAGGCGTGGCTTGGTATCTATATGTACCTGAAAGGTGTCCACGCAGACGAACTTCGTGATCCGGAGATTCGAAAGAAGAAATACAACTTCATGGAGCCTGTTCAGTCGAGTGTCTCGACGACTGACGATGGAAAGCAGAAGCCCGCAACCGATCAACTCACTGATGCCGAAAAACACGTCGCAGATAAGATGGGCGTGACTCATGAAAATTATCTTAAGAGAAAGAAGGCTATGCAATATGTCAACGCCTAATACACCACCGACATTGACGTCCAAGAATCTGCCCCCTTCCCAACAGCCGGGAAGGGGGCTGCCGCCGACTCCTCCCATAACAGCCTCGATCGAAGTAGCGTTGCCGTATGACCAAATCGAAGCGAAGCCGCTTCGCGCGCCGAACTTTATCAATCTGAAGCCGAAGAATCCGAACTTGTCCCTCTTCTGGGGCAATCGAGCTGTCGGTGAGAAGGAGTCTGGTCTACGCTACGACCAGCTCATCGCGATGGGTTTTGTCCCGGCGAGGCCCGAGGACGTACTTTCAAACGAAGGTCTGACTTGTCCACCGTCGATATGCAAGGACGGACGTATTATGTACGGTGATTTAATTCTACTCAAAATCCCGCGTAAGGACTATATCGGTGCGCTAAAGTGGAACGAACAAAACGCTCGTCTGCGAGTCAAGAAGCCCGGCGTGACTATCGAAGGCGGAATGACCGAACACCAAGCCGCTGACTCCCGCCGTCAGCCAGTCGATGCTTTGGCATCGCTTCCCAAAAAAGTTTCTTCGTATGTTCCGACTCTAGCTGAAACTGACGCTTTGACGAGGGACAATACGTAGAAGAGTTTGCGGCACGCCCCTGTCGCAATTGTTACAAAAGTTAACAATTACATCGACGAAAGGAGAACTAATGGCATCAGCTGAAATCCACTCGATTCAGACTGTAAGCGGAAATCAACCGCGTATAAGACGAATCATAGAAGAAGCCGGACAGACGTTCTTGCCTGGGACTCCCGTTCAAGTAGCCGCTGGTGACGGGGGATTGAAGGCGTGGGATGGAGTTACGGTCGCATTTGGAATTGCTGGCTTTTCGAAGGAGTTCGGAAACAACCTCGCTGCTTTGGGAGTAAATCCTACAGCCGCGGTTAACCCAAGTCCGCAGCCGTCGACTGGACAAGCCGTTCCGTTTCAGCCTGCGGCTGTCAGTATATCAAGACCGTTGTTTCGTGATGGCCGTCAGGGATTTGAAGTGTCTGTTGTTGACACTGTCTTCCTTGGCCAAGTCGGTCCTGCTCAGAACGTTGTTGCTACTGACCTTACGAAGCAATACGGAATGACTCTCGACGCTGATGGTCATTGGTATGTTGACAAAACAAAAACCGGAGCCACGGCTGTTGTTGAAATAGTCAGGCTCGATCCAAACGACCAAAGTGCACTTCCTCGTGGCGTATACTTCGTTGTGCTGCCTGCCTCAGCACAGTTGGTGGCCTGACATGACTATGGTTCGAGGTCAATTCGCGCAACTTATGGCTCCCGGTTTGCACGACGAATTTTTACACTGGGTCGATTTACTACAACGCGACGAGGAGTATAGTCACATATTTCACGTCGAGACGTCGAAGATGGCCTACGAAGACGAAGTCGAGTTCGCAGGACTTCCTCCCCTTGTAGAAAAGCCTGAAGGTGAGGCGATTTCATACTCCGACGCTATTCAAGGCGGCTCGAAGCGGTATCTTCACCTAACCTACGGTCTCGGCGTTCGCTGTTCGTTCGAACTCTACGAGGACGACCAGTACAACGTAATCAACCAAGTTCCGAAAGCCTTGGCTCGCTCTGCTCACTTCATCAAAGAGCAGCAAAGCTTTAACGTCTTCAACCTCGGCTTTACGACAGTGACGACAACGGACGGTTTGTCTTTGTTCAATACGAGCCATCCGCTACTCGGCGGGCCGGCTGCAACTTCGGTCGCTCCTGGTATCTCGAACATTATTGCCGCGGCTGGTACATATCCGAACAGGCCACTCGTCGATGTTGATCTTAGCTTCACGGCTATTCAGTTGATGGTCAATTTCTTCGAACGTCTTCCGGACAGTCAAGGCTTGCCGATTACAATCAAGCCGCGTACTGTCGTTATTCCGCCGGAGCTAAAGTGGATTGCACGTGAAATTCTCGGCTCTCCGCACAAGCCGTATACGGCGGACAATGAAATCAACGCTGTGTTGGCCGAAGACTTGCAGTACTTCGTCTGTCACTATCTCACCTCGCAGAGCGCGTGGTTCGTCATTGCTGACAAGATGGCGCATCGATTGAAGTATTTTGTTAGACACGAGCTTGACGAGGACTTTGCTGATGACTTCGACACTCGCTCAATCAAGCAAGTATCGTTCATGCGTATCTCGGTAGGAGCTACAGTTTGGGAGGGCACCTTCGGCAGCAACGGGCCGTAAGGAGATACAAACATGAAAAAACTACCTACATTACTCGCAATCCTAGCACTTTGCGCTCTACCTTCGTTTGCTCAACAGACCCTCTTCCAAAGCTTCGTTGATACGGTCGCCACTGCTCCTCCAACGGTGTTGGTTGGACAAGGCTCGTCGACTTCGACTGCTACAGGAGCGTCGACCTCGCTTACCGGAGGTGCTGTCGCAGCAGGGACGTATCGTATTTGCGTGACGTTTTTCTCACTCGCAAATACGGAGACTCCTTGCTCTGTAGACACGGCGGCCTCCTCGGTAATCACGACAACCGGCTCGACCTCGACCGTGACGGTATTTCCTCCCGTCACGGCTGGAGGTTTCGGCTCGATTATCGGCTACCGAATCTACATTGGCGCCTCCGGCGGCGCGGCTGCGGCTGAGACACTCCAAACTATCAACGCGACAATCTGCACGCTGAGTGCAAGCTCGACTGCAAGTTGCTCGTTGAATAGTTCAGCTACATTCACGTCATCGGCCGGTTTCGTCGGTGGCGCTGGCGGACCGGCTACTCCGGGAACACTTCTAACATACCCAAATTCGAATGCGGCGAATATGACGCTGTTCGAGAATTCTAACTATCCAACTCAGATTCTAGGTTGGGTTGTGACAGGAACTGCTCCTAGTGCGTGTACTGTACAGCTTCAAGCGGGGACTCTTCCATCAACTTTGGCAAACGTAGGACAATCGTTGACTTGTACCGCAACAGGGTCTTACGCCTTGCCTTCAGTAGTGAAGGCTGCTTACGTCGCTCCGAACATAACAGCGTTTACGGCTGGCGACACGACTACGTCTGTTACCTTCAATATGACGACAATTCCTTATCCTCTTGTCGTTTATTGGGGTCCGGCTGCTCCAACAACGGCTTGTACTGCGTTTACTGGAGCTTTTCTTACTGTCGGTACGACGACAACTACGTTGAACGTTTGCGTTGCGGCTGCTTGGTCGGCAGTGACTGTGCCGTAAGATGCCTAACCAAGCACACTCTGGAATACGAGGAGACCCTTGGCACGCTTGCGATATTTGCGCGTGGGACTACCACGTCTCGCAACTTCGCAGACAGCCAGGACTACGTCGAGGACTTCTCGTATGTCCAAAGTGTTGGGACAACCCACTAACGTTTCAACGTGATTATTTGATTCAAGAAGCGCTTAGTCAGTCAGCGGACCAAGAAATGCAAGTTGCTGATATCCTTCAGCAACCTATCGACGTTGACGATGAGCGTTAAACAAGTTTAAGGTGCTCTGTTGAGTCCTTCTTTGTGAGCACGGGGCTGGGCGAGCGAAGAGGGTCGACCTCCACACAGAGCACCTTAAAGAAGTTAGTCGGTTAGTAGCTATCGCTAGATAGACTCAAGGCTTAGGAGGCCTTAACGACATGTCCCATACTAAAAGTAGATACCAACAGGATTTGGGGTTCACCGACGGTCGCACCCGAGCAACCCCCGGAGATATTGTATTTACAGGAGCAACTCTCGCGGTAGCTCGTGTTGCTGCTGGTCAATGGGGGATTGTTTTAGGAACTCCAGCAGCGCAAGCGAATACGTTTGCTGTCAACGTAACTCAGCAAGCAATGCGCAGACTTGGGTTCTTCGAAGATTTGCAAGAGCAATTCGGCGGCACTGGCATTCCTGGATCAGCGGAGTACCAAGGACGCCCCGATACTATTCCAAGTATGGCTACTGGTCAGCCAATCACTCCTCGAACGGCTTTCAAACTTAAGGGAATTAAGCTTCTTAGTTTTGATTCTATCTATCAACTTGGAGTAGCTAATGCAACTTCGCATACATGTCGAGTTGACCAAACTTTGTTCGTCGATAACGTCGCTGCTGCAACCTCGGCTGTAGTTGCTTCTGGTGCGAACGGACTTGCAACGGCTTTTCGTGCGAATCCATATGTCACAAACGTAGCACTGCCAGCGGCGCAACAGATTTATCGTAATATTGCAGACCAAGACATTTGGATCGAGGATGTTATCACTGGAGCCGCAACGACGACAGTAACGTTCTTCGGCTTCGACTTGTTAATAGAGTACAACTTCAACTAAGTCCCTGGGGGAAACTGTGACGGGTGAAGTGGTAGCTCTAATTATCATCGCGGTATTCCAAGCTTTTCAGACGGTTCTTATGTCAATGGGGATGTATATACTCAAAGACATGAAAGACCGCATTGCGCGTCTTGAGTCTATCGAGATGGGAAAGGGATTCAAAACACATGGCCAATGACCTTAGTAGTCGGAGTTGGTTTATTGACACAGCCGGGGCGGGAGTGATTTATCCATACCAAGAATTTATCAAATTCATCGAAGTTGTTGGTGGGGGAGCCGTAGCTGCTGGAACTCAACTGGCCGACATCAGGGACCGAAATAATAAGTCGATAGTCAACTCTTTGTCGCAATCTGCTGGGGCTGGACAAATTGGAGAAATTCAGACGTACAATCTAGAGAATTGGTTTGAAGGTCTTATTGTTTTTGCTTTGTCGGTTGGTGTTACGCTTCGAATTCATGTAAAATAGGAGGATTTCGATGCAGGCTTTTTTGAGGGCTGGAATTGATATTATTGGTGATGGTACGAGTACATCTTTTACTTTTGATTTGAACGCACCATTCGTTTTTGTAACGAATGGTGTTGGTGGGAGTTCGTTAGACGCGATATTTCCGAACCTTTTTCCAGATTCTATAATCAGCGCTACTGTTTCTATAAATGGAATACCAACACCAATAGGAGCGACTCTTAATAAAAATAAAGTCACTTTGACTTTTCCATCTCCTTTGGTTAATGGTTCGAATAATTCTGTATCGGTCGACCTTGGATACAATAGTCTATGACAAACACACTCAACGACGCCGCTTCCTACTTCCGACCACTTTGCGAACAACTCCTCCAAGGTTGCGTCAAAATCGGAGTGCCTTGTCGAATCGTCGACATAATCCGCGACGAAGCTCAGCAACAGCAGAAGCTTGTGGATGGGCTATCGTGGACTCAACACGCGAAGCATCTGCCGCAGCCTCCTGAGGAGAAGTCCGAAGCTATTGACATTGTCCCATTGTCGGTCTTATCAGAACACAAACCCGACTGGGACCCGACTCATCCTGATTGGCAGAGAATTGGCGAAGTAGGTAAGAGTCTTGGACTTCGCTGGGGTGGGGATTGGGCTGAGCATCACGACCCTTCGCATTTTGAGTATGTTCATCCTTCGGTGACTTCGTCTGGTGAAATGGAAGATTTGACGAACACGACTACATGAGCAAAAAAGTGGGAAACTTTCTTATACTCAGCGAATGCGGCGACGGCGTTGGCTTGGTACTACGGCTGAAAGCCGAAGGCCACAACGCGAAGATAAAGATATTCGACCACGCTTTCGAACACCAAGGTCAAGGAATCGTCGACTTCGCAGACTCTTTTTCCCAAGGCCAGACTGTCATAGCTGACGTGACTGGCTACGGCCAAATCCTAGACAAGTTCCGCGACGACGGAGCTCGTATCTTCGGAGGAGGGAGCTTTGCTGATAAGCTCGAAAAAGACCGTAGGTTAGCAGAGGAGGTGTTTGAGAAGGCAGAAATAAAAACACCAAATTCAACACACGCGGAAAACTGGGACGACGCTGCGAAGCTGGTTCAAGCGATGGGAAACGAAAGTGAGAAGGTAGTTCTTAAACCAGAAGGTTCATTGAGTGGCGTCGTTCCTTCTTTCGTTGCTTCGAATGTCGAGGAGGCACTTTCGTATCTTGAGCAATACAAAAAAGAGCATAGCTCTGACGAGGTGAATCTAACAGTTCAAGAGTTCGTCGAGGGCGTCGCTTTGTCAACCGAAGGTTGGTTCAATGGTCATGAGTGGATCGACGGAATGTTCAACCACACTCTTGAACGAAAACAGTTCCTGAATGGTGACCTTGGCCCGTCGGGAGGCTGTACAGGCAACGTCGTTTGGGCTTGCGACTCCAAAGACCCGATAGTGAAACAAACGTTACTAAAGTTAACAGATGTACTTGCAGAACACCTCTACGTCGGACCTATCGACGTTAACTGCGTTGTGAATAAGGACGGAGTATATGCTCTTGAGTTTACTCCACGTTTTGGCTACGATGCGTTTCCTTCGCTTCTTTATAGTCTTTGCGATTTTGACTTCGGCGCTTTTATTGACGATTTGGCTCGTGGCGATGGAAGTGGCGAGAGTCTTAGTCCAGGCTTTGGCGCGGGGATTAGGCTAAGTCTTCCTCCTTGGCCGTCTGAGCAGTTCAAGCACGAAGGTGGTGTTCGTATTCAGGGTCTTACCGAAATGGACAAGCAGTGGTTCTATCCATTTGGGGTACAACTCTTCGAGGGAGAACTGCAAAGCTCTCACGGTGTTGGTATTCTGGGAACTGTGAATGGCGTCGGCTCGACAATAGGCGAAGCCTTCGCTCGTTCTTACGAGATTGTATCGCGTTTACGAGTGCCGGACCTACAATTTAGAACAGACCTCGCTGAGGCGTTTTTGAAGGACTATCGCGAGCTCAAGGCTCTGGAAGATGACGACGAAGGCTGGCTCGGCGTTGACCTCGATGGGACTTTAGCAAATTACACGAGGTGGTCCAACGACATTGGCGAACCAATTCCGAAGATGGTTCAGCGAGTAAAACGTTGGCTTGCTGACGACAAGGAAGTGCGAGTCGTGACGGCGCGTGGGACGTTTGTTTCGATGAACGAGCGCTATACACAAATCGTCAAAATATACGACTGGCTTAAGGAGCATGTCGGAGATTCTATCGAGGTGACGGACAAGAAAGACGTCTCGATGATTCGACTCTACGATGACAGGGCCACTCGGGTAGAAGCAAACGAAGGGACGTTGATCAGTGCCTAGCGCGAAGGATAGACAGGAGCTTGGGACCGAAGAACTTCGGGAATCTCCTGTCACAGGTCCGTTTGGAGGTATTCAGTCTGAGCTCCCTGTATCGCTTATCGAAGATTATGGTTTTGCGAACTGTCAAAATATTGCCTTTCGTTTCGGGACTGCACAGGCGCGTCCTACTTACGCGACTTTACCAGCGCCTCCGGGTCTTGGCTTTGGCGAATATATAACCACCTTCGCTACGTTTTGGGATTCGCTTGGTAGACGTCAACAAGTAGTATTCACAAACGGAGCCAAAATTTATACTTGGAATGGTGTTGCATGGGTTCAATTAGCGGGTCCGGCTTTGGGTCCCTTGGTACTTCCCACTTTTCCTTTTGCGACTGCTGTGTTGAATCAGCGACTTTGTTTCGCTAATGGTGGACCTTTTAATACTGTTCAGGTTTATATCTACGACCCCGTTGGAAATCCGGGAAATTACACACTATCAAGCGCAAATTCTCCAGAGCCTTTTTGTCTCGCCGAGA